GCATCTTCTAGGGCAAGAATTGATTGCTTAACATTAAGGCGAGCAATATCGTTCGCAATTTGCATTTGTTGAGCAGATGATGTTGCCTTGCCTAATTGCTCAGCCTGATTAGTAAGAGCTGCTGCAATCTGGATTTTGTCAAGATCAAAGACATTTTCTCCCTTGCCAAGAGCTAGATTAGCCTTGTCAATGGCTGATTTAAGTCTGGCTGCTTTAAGTTTCTTTAATTCTTCTTCTGTTAGCTTCCTAGCAATTGCAAGAGCTTTTACTTTGTACTTAGCTTCGAGTTCAGCTAAGTGAGCTAAAGCACTAGCGGAAGTGCCACTTTGTTCGGCATTTTGTCGTGCTTGTTTTCCAAGTTCTACCAGCAAGCCCAATGGGGTGCTTCTGTTGAACACCTTGAACGCATCAAATAAAATATTAACGCCAGGAATGCTTTGTAAATAATCAATTAGAACACCTACGCCCCGGATTGCATCTGCTGTATAAGTAGCAACATCCTGCATAGCCGTTGCGAGATTCGCAACTGAATCATCATCGCCCAGCATCTTGACTGCATCTAGCAAACCTGTGCCGATAATTTCTTGAGCATCATTTGCTGCATTGGCAAGAATCTGCATCTGACCAGCATCGGTTTTAGCAAGGTTCTCATTAAAATCTTTATATGTTGAATCAAGCACCTTTACCAAAGCTGCTGCGCGCTCGGTCTCAGTACCTGATTTGATTGTTTTCTTGGTTTGTTCATCAAGAACAAAGCCAACCTTAGTAAGTGAGGCAAAGTTACCATTAAGGGCTTGAGCAAGCCCGTTAGTCATCTGCTTAAACTGATCGGCAGAAGCAGCAGCACCCTTTTCAGCTGTGACATAATCCAAGATAGCTGGAGTCAATTGCTTGATTGTATCGACTTGCAAATTGAATGTTGCTAATTGAGATTGTGTTTGTGTGATGTTTTCTTTACTTACCACACCAATGTCTTGTAAAGCAGCAGCTTGATCATTAAGAGACTGGATCTGTGATTGACTTGCCCCAACTGTTGTCTTAACAAGGCTAGCCAATCGTTCCTGTTGAGCCCCCGCATCCAAAGCAGCTTTAACAGATGCCTTGCCAAAGGCAATTACTTGAGCAGTACCAAAAGCAAGACCAGCAGCACCAGCAAGTTTCTTTACATTTCTAGTGAGTTTGTCTGTTGAACTCTCAGCTTGCTTAAATGCTTTATTGCCAGTGAATTCCGCTGCAATATCAATAACTACATTAGCCATGCTTAGCCTCTCACTGTTGCTCGTTGGTTAAGTTTGGTTGCTGCTGTTGAAATAGCTTTGAGCACACCTTCTCGGGCTTTGCCGTTGTTCTCATCATAAGCACGATAAAGAACGCGACCTTGCATGCGATCCTTACCTTTAAGAGGCGCACGCAGCTTTCCATCTTGGTTAAGAACAAATCTGCTGTCAGGACTTAACTTGCCCATTCTTTCGTAGATCGATCCAGCTCTGCTTTTGTTAAAGACTTGAGCCAAAGATCTAAACCCTCTGTTGTTGGGTTTTGATGGAGTTGTCTTAAAACCAATTTTAGATTTAACCTCAGAAGGGTTGAAGAATGGGAAAGTTGCCTCAGACATTTGACGAGGCAACCATCCGCTTAAGACTTCTCCGCGATCAGGAACATAGCCTTTAGCCGACTTAGAAATCGGTGTAATGGCTGTCTTGATTTCTTTCTGAGTTTCTTTTGCTAGATCAGGGGTAAATTCTCTCAAAGCTTTTCTAAGGGCGACCGCGCCCTTTACGCTTGCTGGCATCGCTCACCTCTTTCGCTTCATCCTTGAGCCCTTGCACTAATGCATCGAGCATGGTCTTATCTAGATCTAATAACTGCTGTGGCGCGATTCCCAATCTAATGCTTAGCCTAGCGATTAGATAGGTGAACGGAAGATCGCGCTTTAAGCTAAAGGGTCTGAGTCTAATACCTCAACACTCTTAAGTGTCTCGATAAACTCAATCCCGAAAGGCTTAACAGATTCACCTGCTCTGCGTGTTACTTCCCATGCTAACCAATAGACATCGCTCTGCTTTTCTTCATCGCGAAACGCCTTATGGAAGCCCTTTTTAGCGTATTGCTCAAATGAGTACTCCACTGCTGGAGTGATCTCGCCTTCCAATACGCTTCCATCTGTACGAACTATCTTTAGTTTTGCCATGAGTTTGCCCCTTTATTGTTTGTTTAGAATGTGCCTGTGCTGGCTACTGCAACTGTTGAGTTAGCAGTGAATGTGATTGACTGTGTAGACATATCACCAACAGCACCATTGATGTCTGTTGTGTTGTTCACTAGAAGTGAGACAGTGTATAGAGGGTTAGTCGCTGAGACGGCTGTTCCCTTTTCCTGTAGGAATACACATGTGACTGTTGTACCCCATGCAGCTTGTAGTGTTGCCAATACATTCGCTGATGCTGTGTCATTTAGGAAGTCAATTGTTACAGATGATGCTTCCAAGCCCTTTACGAACTTGTGTGCTGTGTCACCCATCGCTGTGACTTCCAATTCGTCAAATGTGCGATTCAAAGTAATACTTGTGACATGGTCTGAAAGATCAACAGAGTTAATCTTCACACCGACTTTGTTATTTAGAAATACAGCCATGAGATTATTCCTCGTCTTTCTTAGTAGTTACTGGCTTTGGTGCTGGTGTGCTTACTTGCCCGATTTTCTTCAGGAAGTCAGCGTTTTCTTGTTCCCACTCGGACATGTTTAGCTCCAACTCGTTAGGATTGATACGGACATCTCGCAGCTGAGAAGGTCTCCCGATGCAGCGTTGAGAATACTTGGTGCGCTGATTGCGCTTACATTATAGGTCAAAGATGATGCAGCGAGCTTTGCAAACACGCCACAGATTGTGTCCTCGATGCCGTTAAGGTTTCCCTCGTTATCAAAGAGTGGCACTGTCATGATGATCTTAAAACTAGCCATTGGACTGATGCCAATGTGCTGATTGTTGCTAGGTGTTAAATAAGGATCATCTGGAGAAACAATTACAGAGTTAGCCAGGACTGTGGCTGGCGGAAATGCAAAAGTCTGCCACTTAGCGTTATCGACTAAAGCCGTTGCTAATGTAGTTCTAAGAGTAGTGACGGCAACAGGCATCAGCCCACCATTGAGTTAGGTGATAAGCAGTGCGCGATCAATCCTCGCACCTTAGCGAGAAGCTGTGCGCTCATTCGGTAAGGGCTTGGCTGGAAATCTACAGCGTTACTGCCTGAGAGAGTGGCTGTACGCGCTTGCCAGATTTCAACAGATATCATCAAAGCTGCTTGCTGAACTGCTGTGTCAGTTGCATAGTCTGTGACTGTTCCTGCAACAATTCCAAAAGGCTGGACGGCATGAGTGCCTTGATCTGCTCCAGTTGCAGCATATGAAAGTGAGCCCGAACCGATGGCAGTAATTGTCTTAGTGCCGTTATATGGGCTTCCGTTTTTAGTAATAATTATGCTTTGTCCTACATAGAAATCTTTAGAAATCTCTTGACCAAAGTAAAGAGTTGCCACATTGTTTGTAAGGCTCTGATGCGTATTGTAAAGCTCGTTCTGCCAAAGCATAGGCAAAAGGACTACATCTGTTGCATCGCATACCTCTTGAAGGGTTGCATCTGGATACAAAGTACCGACTCCGAGTGTTGCACGGAGTTCTGCGACTGTTGTAAGTGCCATGATGATCCTTTCTCAAGACTCTGGGGAGTAGAGGGCTACTACTCCCCAGAGCGACTTAGTGAGTTTTTACGCCTTGTTATTCTTGAATGCGCCAGCGCCAACCTTAGTTGCGATAGCACCGAAGCCGTAGTAACCAACTGTAACTGATCCGTTAGCTGTTGATTCTGCGCGTAGGCGGTATGTTGGTGACTCGTACCATGTGTAAGCATCTGGGTTCACGATGAGGATTGTTCCATCGCCATCGCCACCATTTGTTGGATCTACATAGAGGTTAAGTCCTGCAACATTACCTGTTAGTGATGTTGGTG